GTGCTAATTAAATTAGCTCTTGCTGTAGCCGCCGCACTACCTGCTGTATATTGACTGCTACCAAAGTTAGGAGTCATATTATCAAATGGATCTTGAGCATCCCAATTAACTAATAGCGCATCATAACGTGATGTTGGTAATGTTACACCAGACATAAAGGAATTCAAGTCAAAAAACTGGTCAAGGGCTTCAATGTTAAAGTTCTCAACACCAACGACATCTGTAAGACTAGAGCAACCATCGAACATGCCAAGCATACTTGCCGCAGATGAGGTATTAAAGTTACTTACATCGAGTGATGTAAGACTATTGCAATTTACAAACATTTTATACAGTGATGTAACACTTGATGTATCAAAGTTACTTACATCGAGTGATGTGAGACTATTGCAATTTACAAACATTTGATCCATTGATGTAACACTTGATGTATTAAAACTACTTACATCGAGTGATGTGAGACTGCGGCAAAGATAAAACATATTATTTAAAGCTGAAGCAGATGATGTATTAAAGTTGCTCAAATCAAGAGACGTGAGATCATACATTCGCTCAAACATAGCTATAAATCCAAAGCTAGAAACAGATGAGGTATCAAAACTACTTACATCGAGTGATGTGAGACTTCCACAATCATAAAACATGCGATACATTGTTGTAACAGATGATGTATTAAAACTACTTACATCGAGTGATGTTAAATCTAAATTTTCATTGAACATATAGCTCATATCTGTAACAGATGAGGTATCAAAGTTACTCAAATCAAGCGTTGTTAAATCTCTACAAAGGTGGAACATTCGCTGCATATTTGTAACAGATGAGGTATCAAAACTACTTACATCAAGCGTTGTTAGTCTGAACATAGGGAACATATAGCTCATATCTGTAACAGATGAGGTATCAAAGTTACTCAAATCAAGCGTTGTTAGTAGATGACAACTCTGGAACATTCCAAGCATACTTGTCACAGATGAGGTATCTGTAACACCAACATTAAAGCTAGTCATGTTACCACATGACTTAAATGCGTTTACAAAGCTTTGCCAGCCTACTTGACCAAGGCTAGTTACTGTGATGACTTTTCCAGCGTTTGTTGAATTGTTACCAAATTTGATATTAGGGAACGTACCACTGATACTGATTGAGTGATCTCCAGCCGATGCGTAAGTATGTGTTAAGTCGCTGTCATTATAGGCTGTGATTGCAGACGTAGACCCATCACCCCAATCAACAGTTGCATTAAATGTTCCTACACTGTCACAAGGTATGGCAAATGTCTCATTGGCTGCTGTGGTTCTAACGGTCATGGCAAATGGGACTGGTAAAGCGCCTCCATCAATTATTGTCCATCCGTCTGTACTAATTAGATTAGCTCGTGCCGCTTCTGCAGCACCACCTGCGGTGTATTGACTGCTTCCAAAGGTGGCCGTGCCACCTTGAGCGATTGTCGATGCATCTAAGTTAATTAAAAGTTGATCGTAGCGAGATGTTGGCAATGCTATATTTGTCATAAAATCTCTTAAAGCATTATACTGGGAAATACCTTCATAATCAAAATTCTCTACCCCTATTAAATTCGACAGATTATTATTACTGCCCAAACGGAACATACCGCTGAAGTTCCTCACGTTTGAAGTATCAAAGTTACTCACATCAATTACAGCAAGTGCGTTGGTGTTAGTGAACATCGATGTGGTTCCTACAACACTTGAAGTATCAAAGTTGCTCACATCTAGTGAAGTGAGATTCAGACAACTCTGGAACATTGAGCTCATATACAGAACATTTGAAGTATCAAAGTTGGTCACATCTAGTGAAGTGATACCAAACATTGAGTTGAACATTGAGCTCATACGTGTAACATTTGAAGTGTCAAAGTTTGTTACATCTATTGAAGTTAAGTTAATCAGCCCATTGAACATTGAGCTCATATTTGTAGCATTTGAAGTATCAAAACTGCTCACATCTATTGAAGTTAAGTGAGACATATTAGAGAACATGCCTGAGAAATTTATTCCGCTTGAAGTATCCAAGTTGCTTACATCTATTCCAGCACCTCCAGGCGTTCTCCACATCACTTGTTCAAACATCCGACTGAAATCTGTGACAGATGAAGTGTTTAAGGTACTTAGATTTATTGTAGGTAACCTCTCGCAAGCTCTAAACATACCAGACATATCGGTAATAGATGAAGTATCTGTGTGTGTCCCAAAATTGAATGTAGTCATATATTCGCAACCCATAAAGGCACTTTTAAAGGTTTGCCAGCCTACTTGACCGAGATTAGTTACTGCAATAACCTTAGTTCTATCACCTGTATAAGCAAAGTAAATATTAGGGAATGTGCCACTAATGCTGATTGCGTGATCTCCAGCTGATGTATATGTGTGTACTAAGTTGGCGTCATTATATGTTGCGACTGTAGATGATGAACCATCACCCCAATCAACAGTTGCATTAAAAGTTCCTACGTTTTGACAAGGTATAGTAAATGTCTCATTGGCTGCTGTTGTCCTAACAGTCATGGTAAATGGTTCTAAATCATCCTCATCACCTCTTGCGTCCCAATATGATTTACTTAATTCACCATGATCGACATCGCCGCTACCTATTCTGCGACAACGTACGTAATTCGAGTGTCCATGTTCTGTTCTAATACCATTGGATGATTTTAACCATAGAGCACGCATAGGGTGACCCACACCAGGATCTGGCGGATCATTATCATATTCATATTGATCGTTATTAGGTATAGCTACAAATGCCATTCTTAGCCCTTATATGTCTTAACGAATTGATTCATCATCTTCTCTGCTTCTCGCTGAGTCTTATATGAATCTAATCTGTCACCATCTATGTAAACAGTAAACCCTGATACGTCTTTATATATCTTAGCAGGAATACGCTTTATTCTTTTATCGAAGACAAGTTGTCCTGTAGGACGTCTATCCAGCTTTTCTTTAAGTTGTTTAAACGTGTACATTATTTTGCCTACTAATTAGATTTATTTATACGAATAATATTTTAGGGAAATTAAATTACACTTCCTCGTCATCATCTTCCAATTCCATTGCTTCTTCAGCACCATCGTCAAGATCAAGATCATCGTCCTCATCATCATCGTCTTCAACATCATCAAGATCTAATTCATATTGATCATTGTCAGTGCGTTCTTCTGCATCAACACCATTAAATATTTGTCCTGCCACTTTTACTTTCTCTTGTTCGAGAGATCGTGACATAACATCACCCATGATGTCTTTGAATGTAGGTGCAGCAGATGCGTAGTCTTGAGCGATTACTTGATCAAGAAAATCTGTTACTTCAGCCATAATTATACTCCATTATTAATATTGGTTGGTTATTTCAGGTTCTTTGTTATTATCATCTGGTTCTTTTTGTTCGTCGTCTTCAATTTCACCAGAATCTGTTTCAGCTTGGATCTGATCTTTCATTTCTTGGATCTGATCTTCATCTAAGAACAATACGTTTTTACTTATCCATTCTTTAGAATAGAACTCTCCAACATACTGTTGCATCATATCTAGGGTCTGAATACGTTCCCTCAATAGTTCTGCATCTTTAAGTTCTGTGAAGTGACTATCACGAACATACTCGATATTAATATCTTCTTTCCACATATCCCAATCTTCTTGAGTAATAATACCTTTGACGATTAGTTGTTTCTTGAGAATATTATAAAATAGGTTATCAAATCTTGAACGAAGTCTATCAATAAACTTTTGGAATTTAAGTTCATCTCTAGTAATCTCTGTAGAACGACCAAGAGAGAATTGTGACTCTTGTTCTAGTCTGTTGAGAGGTACATTCAATGATCTATATAGACGTTTCTGAAAGTATATAATATCGTCAATTTGTCCAAGGTTCTCACCACCAGGTAGTGTAGAGATCTCTGTACCACGTCCACCTTCACGTCTTGGTAGCCAGAAGTCTTCTAGCATAGACATATGTTTACGATCATCTCTGATAGCACCAGTGTTGGCATCATAAACTAATTTGTTACGATACTTAGACATAATGTTTTTCATATACTCTTCAGACTTACCTTTTGGAAGGTTGCCCACATCAATATAAAAGATACGGCGTTCTGGAGCTCTAGCAAGTCTGTAAATAACTAGTGAGTCTTCCATCATGCGTAATTGGTTAATAGGTTTTAGAGCTTTATGTAAGTGTGATACAACTTTCTTACGAGCTTCATCTAACAAACCAGATGTAACATAAGATACACTGTCTGTAGTAAGTCTAATACCTTGATTCTGTCCACCTGGCTTTTCTTGATAGACATAGAACTCTTCTACACCTTCAATTAAAGTAGCACCAGTCTCAGGATCTTTATTTCTTTTTACCTGCTTCATCTTACGAATCTTAGCAGCGTCAATAGGTCTACATTCTTGTATACCAGCTTTCATGTTCTTTTCGTCAACCACAAGGTGGTGGAACATTCGACCATCAATGTACCAACGCTTGAACATATCATGACCATTATCACCAAAGTGAAGCATTGAGAGCACATCAGTAAACTCATCCGTCATTACTTTTTTGATCTGATCACTCAATCCTTCAACATTATCTAAGTTCAATCTTACTGGCGGTTCATTTGAACCAGACGAGATTGCTTCGTTTACGATATCTTCTACAGCCGCATCAACCTCTGGGTGATGGGATACAGCTCTATACTGACCGATTAATTGTTTTTCGTCTTTAGACTTTTCACCATCTAAATCTACGTACGTACCATAGTGAGCACCTGCCGCAGTTACAAAACCTGCACCATCCTCATCTACAGGTGGTACAATAGATTGCAGCTTTTCTTGCTGTTTGTTCTTCGATCGCTTGATCTCAAAACCAAATAATTTAATACTGTCTTCAGCCATTGTAGTTCCTAATTAGAGTTAGAGAGGCCATCTCTGGCCTCTCTGTTATTTATAGGCTTTTACGAAGTGGTGTTTGATTCCCAGTACTGGACTTGGAACTCAACAGTGAATCGCTCAATCTCATTTTCTGATGCATAGCTCAGATCGATTGGTGATACCGCTGTTGGGAAACAACCACGGAAGTTGTAAGTCTTAATGGTAGATCCATCTTTATCAAGTTGGTCTACAATAAGATCTGCTTCGTAATCAACAGGGTTAACTAAACCAGTATTAGCACTATGTGCATTCATACCGTTCATCCAACGCTCCATTGAGTCACGAATTACAAAGTCTGTATCGTTAATGATTGTTGGTGTCCATACATCAAATGTACGATCACCAGCAATTTTCATTTGACGGCCACGGAATGGAACAATAATCGGTGTGATTGTTGAACCTGGTAGCTGTGCTGCCTCGCAGAGGAATGATGTTACTTCTACATCACCACCTGCATAAGCTGGGAAGTTGATAGTCGCTTTAAATAGATTGGGTCTAGCGCCACCGCCTCTCAGCTTGGATTTAAAATCGTCGACTCCTAAAATAGCCATTTATTATCTCCTATGACGCTATTAAACTGTACCAACAACTTCTTCGAAGTCAACACCGGTTCTTACAGCTACGAAGTTCAATGTTACGTAGTTGATAGAGCGAGCTGGCTTGATGAAGATGTTCGCGATGAATTCATTACGGTCAACAACACTTGCAGTATTGTTTGTAGAATCACATACTACTTTAAAGTCTGTGATACCGCGGCGACCTTGGATTTCTCTCAAGAATGGTTCAACAATGTTGACGAACTCTGCACGAGTAAACTCGTCGTTGAATTCAAACATAACATTTCTTGCTGCTGTAGCAATTGCTCTTTCAGCAACCAAGAACAATCTACGTACGTTAATACGATCAAATGCTGATGGTCTATTTAAGAATGTTTTGTCACCAAATAGAAGGATACCCTGACCTGGGATGTTAGCAATTGGGTTAACACCTGCTTTATATAGTGTGTCTCTTTCTGCTTTAGTGGGAGAGTAAGACAATGCTGTTATACCAAAGTATTGACCACGTCTTTGACCTGCAGGTGAGTACCACGGAGCTGCGTTTGCATCTGTAGCTGCCATAACACCAGCTGTTGTAGAAGCAGCAGGAATATGTACATACTGGTCGTTAAACTTGTCGTATACTTTTAGGTAGTTATTATCAACAGTCAAGTATGATGAGTTGTTGAATGTAGCTGCTGTTGTTAATGAAGCAGTTACGGGAGTAGAGTTATTAACCACTGCTGATCTGTTTGGAGATGTTACAACAATACAATCTTTACGAGTTATACCTGCAATTCCCACCAAGTCATTAACTACTGTAGCTTGATCTGCCGCAGAAGCCATTCCAGGTGCAATTAAGAAGTCTACTTGAGTTGTGTCTGTATCTTCTAGTAAGTCAAAACCAGTTGCAACCTCAGCTGTTGTTAATGTTGCTGAATCTACACCACCTGTTAGTGATTTAGAAATTGCTGCGCTTGGGTTACCAAATGCTGTCCCAGCTGCTGCTGTACCTGCATTAGACATTGTGGCTAGATCGCCATCCCAATGTGCTAACCAAACATACTCTGAAGAGCTGTTGATTACTTCAAGAGCGTAGTTAGAAGATCCATCAGATGTTTTAGCATCGCTTGCCATTGATAAGAAAGCAAATCTTTCTAATACAGTACCAACTGTACCTGAAATTTCACCATCTTCGTCTATAACGACTACGTGACATTCGTCAGCTGAACCACTTCGTGCTGTTGCATATGCTGATGTTCCTGGAGCTGCATCGAACTCACCTTTGTAAGCCCAAGCTGCAAAGCCTGCTGCTGTACAAATTTCTGCTTTAAGTGAGTTGCCTAGAGCACCGGCCCATTTGCCGATCCAAGCACCTACATTGGTATCACCTGAGTCAGCACCAAACGCTGATTTAACTGTATCCCAATGATCTTTGTTGTTCACATTAGTTACTGTTGTTGATGATGATGTAGCGTTTTTCGCCACTGATGTGATTTCGCGGATCACATACATGGACGATGAATATCTTAGAAACTGTGCTGCAGACAAAAAGTCTACTGCATTAGTTGATGTTGGAGATCCAAAGACTTCGGCAAGCTGTGCCTCTGTGCCGACTTTTGTCGCTATCTTTGCTGGACCCCAGCGAAAATCACCAACGATTGCGCCAGTAGTTGATTGTACGTTTGGTACGAAACCAGACAGATCAACTTCTTTGACTGTAATCGCAGGGGATTCAGAGGGACTAAATACTGCCATTTCTCTTTTCCTTTTGAGTGTAATGATAAGACTGCATGATAAGGTTATGTTCAATTATCATTATTTATACGTTTTAAAAAGTCAGTAAAATTCTTCGACCCAAGGCTTCTTTTCAAGAGCCCACGGGTCTGGTTCGGGTTCTTTGTATATTTCATCAAGCCCATCATCAACAAAGCCAAACGGAACCATATCATTCTCAATTTCAGCCATACGTTGATTAAATAATAAGTCTTTCATATTAACATCAGATAGATCAGAGAACTGTGTACCCAATGTAAAGTATCCAAACAATACTAAGTTCATCATTAGATCGTCGTGGTTACCATCAGAAGCTTCGTACGATTGACCCTTTGCAACAAATGTTGATATCTCAATAATAGTTTCTTGATCGTTTAGTTTTAATTTCCTACCTTCAATAATATCCTTGATTGTAGAACAACCCAGTCTCTTAACCTTCTTATTCATTGTTACACCTAGGCCATTAGACTTCATAGCTGACTCTACATGTAGATCTTCATACTCTAATTCATAGTAGAGTCCATTACATACAATGGTACCCTGGTCGTTGTTCTCAACAATCACATATGCTTTGTTATATGTTAATGCATACTTAGCAATGATATTAGGAAATAGAATTGGCGATATCTTATTGTTTCTATAAACACACACTTGTTCAAATGGTGTTACTGATGTATCTATAATGTTAAAAGTAGAATAATCTCCTCCAACACCTTTAGCAACATCAACAACACAAATGTAGTTATGACCCTTCTCAACCTCCTTGTACACTAGCAAAGCACCTCCCTCAAGGTGTCTAATAGGGTCAATGGCTCTAAGTTCCATTAAAGTTCCACCATCAATTAAGGTATCACCTGTACCAAAAAAAGTGTTACCAAACTCTTGATCAAACTGTAGCTTAGAAGTATTTGATATTGTTTGTGTTTGCCAGTCCTTATCACGTCCAGGAACATCCCACCAATCAACTCTGAAAGGTATGTATTCGTTTGTCTTTTGAACAGCACCTTCCCAAAGTTTATGATACATGTTACCAATACCATTAGCTGTAGAAGTTATAATAACTTTAGTATCCTTACCAGATGATACAACAGGATATGTTGATGTGTAGAATGTAGCAGCATCTTCGACAAATGCAAACTCATCGAGGTAAAGTAAGTTAACAGACATACCACGAATTGATGATCCAGATGTGGCGGCTGCAACAATCTTAGAGTTGTTAGAGAATTCTATTGATCTTTTATTGAGAGCTTTTGTACCAGGCTGTAAGAAGAAAGGAAGGTTCTCTAACATAAGAGTAACACGGCTTAACATCTCTTGCGATGTAGCACCTTTGTTAGCTAGAATAGCAACAGTCTTGGTAGCATTGAATACAGCATAGTGAAGTAGATAGGCTACTGAGGATATTGATTTGCCTGATTGTCTACAAGCAAGAACAATAGAGAATCTATTCTCCGCAAAGTGATTGAACATCTTTTCTTGATAAGGATAAAGATCAAAGTCGACCAGCCCCTTATCAAGGTGTATAACCTTGCAATACTTTCTTGCGAAGTATGCTGGATCATCTCTACATTTGATATATTCATCTACTTCATACTGAGTGTATTGAGTAGTAGCACCGTCACGCTTTACGTTAGAGTTGCCATTGTAAGTATCATTCATGTTCTATTTCATTAACAGGCTTCATCAACATCTTCTGCAAGTCTGCAGTAGATCCAACAAAAACATTATTGTTTGTAGTAGGTCCTGCTAATGCAGGAGGCTCATCAGTCTTTGATATGTCTTTTTGTTTCTTATGAAGATCTAGTAGATTGTTAGATACATCTGCCATATTCTTCATCATACCAGATAGTACTTCAAATGCACGGGGATGTTCTGTAGCCTTAGCTACTTCCATCATCTCTTCAAGAGCTTCTTCACCCTTAACAAGAATATTGTATTGGACTTGTCTAACGAACTTAAAGTCGTCGTTTACATTGTCGCTATCATTCTGACTCATAATCGTATACTTCCAAGAATCCATAATCACTATCAGCACTTACACCACCAGGCGTAGGAGTTGTTGTTATAGTTAGGTAATCACTATCTGCAATGTCCTTAGTATCTATATCAAACTTCATGGTCGTTGTATTAATAACTTTGCCGTCATTAACAGGTCCATAGAAGTTGACCTTCATCTCAAATGTAAGGGTATAGATTATCATTCTTCGTTGTTCTACAGCACCTTCATAATCATCGGAGAAGTCTACACTTTGAATAGTTATAGGAACATCTTCTTTAACATCTGGGTAATCTGCAAAAGGTTTTATTGTCACAGTATATTGTGGCTTAAAGAAAGGTATGATCTGTTCTACAATCTGTAAAGCATCGGACTGTGTCTTAGTCATGACATTTAATTGAAACGAAATATTATATGGTACAGATGATTGGAACTTAGATCTAAGAGTACTAGATGCTCCACCTTGGGAAAAGTTAGCACTCTTTTGCAATTGTCTTTGAGCATCATAGCTCATGCTTATAATTTCAAAGGACATTCTTGGTAGCTTCAGCGCAACACGTTGCCCATCTGGTAAATCTGCTTGTTCTCTAATACGCTCTAAATATTTATCTTTAGGAGCATATGCTAATGGAACTTTAACTTGACTGAGAGCTGCTCCAGCTGAGTTCTTCCGTATAACATACACATCATTAAACAGTTTACCAAATGTGGCAACTGACTTTCTGATACGTTCGTGGTAGAAATATGTAAACATTAATCTGGTTCTCCAAATGGGTTTGATTCAGAGAAGTCGAGGAAGTCGGTTAGTGTGTCAAAGTAATCATTCTGCTCATTTGCAGATATTTGATTATCTTCTGTCACAGCCGTAACACTAGCAATGGAAGTTGTACCTACTATTTGAGTACCTGTAACAAAGTTGTGGAACTTGCCATCACTACCTCCAGCATGAATAACCCCAAGTTTATTGGTACTTGGATTCCAAGTAGCAACTTCGCCTGACATAACAACACCAGACGCTAGAGTTTGATTGACTGTCTCGCCTATTACAAAACCTTGTGAAGCACTATCTAGAGTGAGATTGTACGTATATGCATAATCAGCTTCAATATCATCAATTGCTTCAACATTTGTATCAAAGTCCTCATCGCTGTACTCAAACAATTCACAACGAAGTTTGTATGTTGGTAAGTTCTGTAGTTGATAGAAAGGTTGTTCATGTTCTACATGAGTAATTTGAAATAGCTTCTTTGAGAAAGGAATGTAAAGTAAATCACCTTCTGCAGGTCTTGCTATTGTTATTTCATTATCATGTCTATAAACAGTTTGTTGCCATCTACGACGAGATACAATCATTGTTGCTTGATCTCTAATCTCTACACCAAATTTAGTGAATAGATCACCTTCTCCGTCAAAGCCCTCTGTGTTCTCTACGTACATCTCAATCTTATATGATGAGTTAAATCTAGATGGAACATCTTCTCCAAAGAACTTATCTTCGTTAACAATGTCTCTTGGAAGATAATAAATATCTTGACCGTAGATCTTTAAAGATTCTATAATGATGTCTTCGTAAAGACCTTGTTCTGATCTTACTGATTGACTGAAATATGGATTAGTTGCCATTGTTTATCCTACAAAGAAGTCTGCTGGCATCTCATGTTCTAGTCGTAACGATTCTCGTAGACGATCTATATCACCAGTTGCGTCATCATACAATTGTCTACCATTAAGCATAACACCACCAGGCAATTGCATTCCCTCAAACTTCATAAGGTTTGCACCCCATTGTTGTTTGATAAGAGCGGTTGTATATTCTTTCAACCACATATCATTATAAACACTCGTGTATGTGTTAGGGTTGATTGTTTCATAAACTTCTGCTACAATATAATCCCCAGCTTTGATGTCTCCATCAGCAAACTCACCAAATATATATAATCTATTCTGTTTACGAGAGAACTGTACTTGTGGTGTACCATTTAATCTCATATCAAGTATAGAAAGATATTGTTGCATCTGCTCATAGTAAGCTAGATCACCAATGTATGAGTGCATATTGGCAATGTCGTTTAGATGCAATTGATACTTAATATCAAAGAAGTTCCTTGACATAGCATCGCCATGAACTTTAAACATCTTAGAAACATATTGTACACTAGTGCTGAGCGTGATGTATTCGTTAGCTACATCATCTGCTGTAACTAAATGTTTAACGTATGTTCTCAGTGTAGCATCTGAATGAAACTCTTGGTAGTACTGCAGAGCTTCATCTACTCGATCTTCTTGCTGATCAGGATCAACATTGATCTCAATTACAGGATCGCCAAGACGACGAAGACAATACTCGATTAATGTATCTCTTGAATTTGGATTTGCCATTGTTTATTCCTGTTCTTATACAGTTCTATTTATAAGAGTTTATAGCTCGTCAGAGTCATGTAAATATTGCTCAGGGAATTGTTCTTCATGTGCTGCAAGCATTAATGCTTCAGTATCAAACTCCTGTACAGTAGCATCATCACGATACGATACTACTGTATTTCCACTTAAAGCCATTGCTCCTTCATTAATAATAAAATATCCAGTTGTTTTAGTTATAATAGACATTATGCTGTTCCTCCATCTTGTATTGTCCATCCGTCAGTGCTGATTAGATTAGCCCGTGCCGCTGCTGCTGTGCCACCTGCAGTATATGTAGAACTGCCAAACCTAACGACGTTCATATTATCCAATGGATCCTGCGCATCCCAGTTGATTAAAAGTGCATCATAACGTGCGGTAGGAATCGACGTTCCATTCAGAAAATGATCAAGGGCATTTGACACATTAAGAGCTTCTATATTAAAGTTTTCAACACCAGGAACATCTGTGATACTCGATGTGTTATAACCCAAGTAATAAAACATCAATCTCATGCTTGTAACATTGGATGTATCAAAGTTAGTTGCGTCAACTGATGTGAGAGCATAGCACCGTTCAAACATTGAATTCATATATGTAACACTGGATGTATCAAAGCCACTTACGTCAAGAGACGTAAGACTATTGCAATTTTTAAACATGGTATCCATTCGCGTGGCATTGGATGTATCAAAGTTAGTTACGTCAAGAGACGTAAGACTATTGCAGCCATAAAACATACCATCAAAATGCAGGTTACTAGATGTATCAAAGTTAGTTACGTCAAGAGACGTAAGACTATTGCAGCCATAAAACATTTGATACATGCTTGTAACAGATGAGGTATCAAAGTTAGTTACGTCAAGAGATGTTAAAGCATAGCATCGCATAAACATTTCATGCATCAGTGTAACACTGGATGTATTAAAGCCACTTACGTCAACTGATGCGAGAACGTAGCAACCATGAAACATATTACTAATAGCAGTAGTATTGGATGTATTAAATCCACTTACGTCAAGAGATGTAAGACTTCGGCAATTTTTAAACATGTTATTTATTTGCGTGGCATTGGATGTGTCAAAGCCACTTACGTCAACTGATGTAAGAATTAAACAAGATTCAAACATACCATCAAAATGCAGGTTACTAGATGTATCAAAGTTAGTTACGTCAAGAGACGTAAGACTATTGCAGCTATAAAACATTTGATACATGCTTGTAACATTGGATGTATCAAAGTTAGTTACGTCAAGAGATGTGAAAGCATAGCATCGCATAAACATTTGATTCATCAACGTGACATTGGATGTATCAAAGTTAGTTACGTCAACTGACGGGAGAACGTAGCAACCATGAAACATATTACTAATAGCAGTAGCGTTAGACGTATCAAAGCCACTTACGTCAAGAGATGTAAGACTTCGGCAATTTTTAAAGACGTTGTACATATGTGTGACATTAGACGTGTCAAAGCCACTCACATCAAGAGATGTGATGCCAGTGCAGCCTTCAAACATGTGATGCATTTGTGTGAGACTAGATGTGTCAAAGTTAGTTACGTCAAGAGACGTAAGACTATTGCAGTAAAAAAACATTAATCCCATACGTGTAACATTGGATGTATCAAAGTTAGTTACGTCAAGAGATGTGAAAGCATAGCACCGTCCGAACATATTTTCCATATTTGTAACATTGGATGTATTAAAGCCACTTACGTCAACTGACGGGAGAACATAGCACCCATAAAACATATTACTAATAGCAATAGCGTTAGACGTATCAAAGCCACTCACATCAAGAGATGTGAGACTTTGGCAATTTTTAAACATGTTCCACATATTTGTGGCATTGGATGTGTCAAAGCCACTCACATCAAGAGATGTGAGACTTAGACAAGATTCAAACATGTGATGCATTTGTGTGACATTAGACGTATCAAAACTGCTCACATCTAGTGAAGTGAGATTACTGCATTGATAAAACATAAAATACATAGTAATAACAGATGAGGTATCAAAACCACTCGCGTTTACTGAGGTTAGATTACCACATCCTCTGAACATCTCCCTCATAGATTCTACATTTGATGTATCACAGTTTCCTGATACAAAACTTGTCATGTTGTCGCAGTCATAGAACGCCCGATACAAATTTTGCCAACCCACATTCCCAAAGTTTAGGACTCGCTTTATTTTTAGGCGACTATTATTAGCAGCAGCGGCCATCTCGATGCTTGGGAAGGTACCTGAAATGCTTATTGTATGTTCACTAGCAGATGCGTATGTGTGTGTTAGGTTGGCATCATTATATGATGTTACTGTAGATGTGGTGCCATCACCCCAATCAATAGTTGCGTTAAATGTTGCCCCGCTGTGACAATGTATTGTAAAGAGTTCGTCATCTGTTGTAGTCTCAATGACCATATCAAATGATGTGTTTACACTATCAGCAGCAGAAGTATTTGCAATGCGTGGACTTAGTATTTTACTAGCTGATCTTATTAATGAAGGCATCTATTATCCAAACGTACTTACTGAACCTAGCGCAGTAAACACCCCGCCAGTATTAATTACTGTAAAAGAAAATATCTCAG